TGTTGTTGGGGCAAATCAACAATTAACTTCAAAACAGAGAGATAAACTCTACGAAGTAAATGTTAACCCAATTGCTTCTTTTCCGGCTGAAGGAATCGTGATCTTTGGCCAAAAGACCTTACAATTAACACCATCTGCTTTAGATAGGATTAATGTTCGAAGACTCTTGATCTTCTTAAAGAAAGAAGTTTCTAGAATTGCTTCTACTATATTGTTTGAGCCGAATGTTCAATTAACCTGGGCCACGTTTACAGCACAAACAGATGCACTGTTGAACAGTGTTAAATCAAGGCTTGGCTTGGCAGACTATAAGTTAGTATTAGATGATACAACTACTACTCCAGATTTGATTGATAGAAATATCCTCTATGCAAAAGTATATTTAAAGCCTGCTAGAGCTATTGAATTTATTGCCTTAGACTTTATTATTACGCGTTCTGGAGCATCATTTGAAGATTAAAGTGGTAAAAAAAAATATTAGCACTATTTATTAATAGAACTGCTATTGACGCAAGGGGATCTACGTAATGGGTTTTTGGAATGACAGACAAAATTTCGACACTAAACGAGCTTTTAGGTGGGTGGCGATTTTTAATCAAGTTGAACAATGGGCCATTAAATCCGTATCGAAACCAAGCCTTTCTGTTTCGGAAACTTCACATAGGTTTATTAATCATACATATTATTATCCTGGGAGAGTAGAATGGAACACAATTAGTCTTGTTTTAGTTGATCCAATGCAACCTGATGGCGTTAAAAGTATAATGCAACTTATTGAAGCATCAGGATATAATCCAGATATTCTTTCTACTGGGCCATATGAAACGATCTCAAAGACTAAGGCATCTACTGCCATGGAAAAACTTGAAATCAAACAACTTGATGCCAGCGGAAAGACAATAGAATCATGGAAGTTACGACATCCATGGATTAAAGACGCAAAATTTGGTGATTTGTCATATGATCGCGACGAGCTTTTAGACATAACTTTAACCATTCGATATGACTGGGCCGAACTTTGGACACAGCCAAGCCATGGCACGTGGCAAAGCCCAGGATCGGCGCCTTTGAACTTCCCATCAACTAGCACATACGTAGGCGGTGTCTAAAAAAATACTTTAAAGAGGTGATAAATGAGAAATAATGAGGATCGCTTTGGGGCGCCCAAGGTGGCAGATTCCCCAATCTCCCTCGCAGAAACTACGAGTGATTCAAGCACATTAAATTTTGTCGTACCCACAGACTTTGTTGAGCTTCCATCTGGGGGCAAATTTTATCCAGAGGAACATCCTCTGCATAATCAAGAACATATTGAAGTAAGACAAATGACTGCAAAAGATGAAGATATTTTGACTTCTAGAGCATTATTACAAAAAGGGATTGCAATCGAAAGACTGCTTCAAAATCTTATTATTAATAAAAATATAGATGTCAATGAAATTCTTGTTGGAGATAAAAATGCAATAATGGTAGCAGCAAGAGTTTCTGCTTATGGGAATACATATGAAACCAAAGTTCAATGTTTTTATTGTAACAGCGTTAATGATCATGCATTTGATTTAAATGAAGCAAAACCAAAAACAGCTGAAGTCGCCGCGGCCTCCTCAACTAAAAATGGAACTTTTGTCATCGAGTTACCCACATCTAAAGCCAAAGCTGAAGTACGATTCTTAAATGGCAAGGACGAAGCAAATCTTTTAGCTAGCGCCGAAAAAAAGAAACAATATAATTTACTAGAGAACCCAGTGACTGATCAAATGAAGGCATTTGTTGTTTCTGTTAATGGTACCTCCAACCCTGGAGAAACTTCTTCTTTTATAGATAATATGCCGGCAAAAGATTCTCATTATCTTCGGACCACATATATGAGTTTGGTACCAAATATTGATTTAACTCAAAAAGTTAAATGTAAAAACTGTTTCACAGAAACAGAAATGGAGGTTCCGTTTACGACGGACTTTTTTTGGCCTAAGCGATAAATATATGGAATCTGTGTATGAGCAGTTCTTTTTATTAAAATATTATGGCGGGTGGAGCTTCATGGAAGCCTACAATCTACCAGTTGGATTAAGAAATTGGTTCATAACAAGGCTAGTGGAACAATTCGAAAAAGAAAAAGAAGATTACGAACAAGCTCAAAAAAATACTAAAGCCCCCTCTTAAAACATTATCTGTTTATCATTTTACACAATACAACTATTTACTATTAGCATAAGGAGAAGTGCACAATGAAGCAAATTCTTTTAGAAGATAAATTGAGACCTTTGGAGATCAATTTTCATAAATTAAAAAGCAATCGGTTACAAGAAAGTTTTTTGGCGATGTTCGGAGAAACAATTAAAGTAGTTTTAAAAAGAATGTTCGGCAAAATTCCATCACCAGATGAATACAAAACGATGGTTGCAGAAGCTGAAGAAAATGATCTAACACCAGAGGATAAACAACAGCCTGGTGTACATAAAGATATGTTACAAAAAGAACCAACTGAAAAATTTGAATTAGTTGTTGCTGGCACGGACGAAGAAATTCTTTCTTTTGTTAACGCACTCAAAGCAGAACATCAATACATGGACAAATATTTACAACTTGGTATGGATGATGAAAGCACAAGAGAAACAAAATACCTCCTTAATGATGCTGTTGAAAATTTTGAAAGAACTACTGGTCTTTTATGGCCTTTTGTATAATTTGAGGAAAATGAAATAAATGGCGAATGGCGACAGTTTTGATCCTAAACGATTAGCAGAATATCAATCGATACTGCAGAATATTCAAGTTATTCTAGAGGACATTACAAGGAAAGATCAAAATCTTGCCTTAACGGCAGATCAGAAAACTAAAAAAGTCGCCGAAGAAGTATCGACTTTCCAGCAGCTCGTAGATTTAAAATTTAAAGAAGCTCAAGCTTCTGGTCAAGCCCTCGGCAACGAAGAAAAAAGAAACCTACTTTTACAACAATATAGACAAGGCCTTCAAGATCAATTAGCTAAGATCACAACCAGCCATCACCAAAATCGCCGTGCACTAAGAGATACAGAAGCAGAATTAAAAAGAATTAATGACCAGTTAACTACACTCGGCACCAGAACTAGTGCAAACGCAACCCAATTTGATGTGCTCACGCGAAAACAAGTTAGTGCCCACCAGGAAGTTTTAAAACTTCAAGGCCAACAAGTAGATTATAATGAAGCCGAAAGGCAATCAATAATACAAAAAATTACTGCAGAAATGCAGTACACAGATGCAAAATTAAAATCCTCTCAAGCAGTCCAAAGCTCCATGACTCTCCTCTTTGGGTTAGACAATAAATGGCGCCAAACTTTAGCAGGCTCTTTGATAGAAATGACAGCTGCCGCAACAAAAGCTCAGGGGATTGTAGGTGGATTAACAAGCGCAGCAGCCCATTTGTCAAATACATTATCAAATGTAGGATCCATGGGCAATGTAATTGGCTCTTCTATGATGAAAGTACAAGAAATGACTGTTACAATGGTACATTCAATTGATCGTGCTGATGTTGGATTAAGAAGCGCCACAGGAGCAGGCAAAGATTTTACAACTACTTTGATTGGCGCATTCGAAGATAAAGATATAAGAGCAATGGCAGGATCGTTTAGTGAACTATCACAAATACAAAGCCAATTATTTTCAATTTCACGTGCATACTCAGGATTTTTACCATCCCAAAGATTAGAAATGGACCGAACAGCATTGGCCGCAAAACGTTTTGGAATTTCTATTAATGATACCGCTCTTGTTATGGACCGTTCGCTGCGAATATTTGGAATAACTGGTCCAGATATGATGAATAGGCTTTACAATTCAGCGGTTGCGATAGGCGAAACTCCGGTTCGCATGGTAAGCAATTTCAATCAAGCTATAGATGTCATGGCTCAATATTCTGGGCCGCGCGCGATACAAGTTTTGCAAGGATTATCCTCAATGGCTAAAACAACGGGCATTGAGATAAACCAATTAATTAGTGTTGCCATGCGATTTGATACATTCGAAGATGCCGCAACCTCTGTTTCAAAATTAAATGCAATACTAGGTGGTGCTTATTTCAACTCTATTCAAATGTTAAATGCTTCTGAGCAAGAAAGGTTATATTTGTTAAGGGCCGGCCTAGATGCAACAAATCGAAGTTGGCAATCATTAGATAGGTGGGAAAAGAAAGCTTTAGCAGCAGCCGCCGGGTTCCAAAGTATGTCTACTGCCTCCGCATTTTTCCAAGGAAACATGGAAAAAGTTGCAGACCTAACAAGAAAACAAGAAGAGCAGGCTGAATCACAGCGCAAATTAATTCAAATGGGCCAAGGCGTTGTCAGTATTATGGATCAAATAAGACGTGTCATGGAAGATGCAGGTTTTGCAGCAAAGCATATTATTGACTATGTTAGAGGAATTGTCGGTGTGCTAAAGACTCTGGGATTTGAAGGCATAGTCGCCGTAAAATTAGTATGGGGCTTAGCAAATTCTTTTGCAGCAGCGAAGTTACAAGCTGCCGCTCTATCTTCAGTGCTTCCTGGCGCAACAGCAAATGTATCTGCTATGTCAATTGCACTAAGAGGAATCGCGCCACTTTTACTTGCTGCCGGCGCAGCCTATCTTTTCTTTTCTAGCAAAATGACTGAAGAAAAATCTCCTCCCGCATATGCACTACCAGGTATCATCGCACAAGGCTTTTCTTCAATGGCTCAAAGTGCCCGAAAAGCAACTCCTGAGATTTCCACTTTAGCGAACAGTGTTAACGCAATAAATGATAAACGTGTTGTTGATTTAACAAGAGCTTTATCTGTCGCTAGCCAGCTTTCGGCGCCTAATATGGATTTTAATTCAGTTGCTAGTGGTGTATCTGAGTTGAGTAGAGCGATTAATATGTTAGATGAAGATAAAATTAATTCATTTTCTAGAGCGATTGGTACACTCGGCGCAGTTATGCGTTCGATACCAAAAGAAACTGTTGTTGCGGTGACACAACTAACAAGAGAGTCAAGAGCAGCATCAGCAATGCCTGCCACAGTCGCAGCGCGGACTGGAGCCCAAGTTTCTGCCCAAGGTAATGCTGTAGCTGTTGCACGTGCGTCTGAGGCTCCTCGACAAGGTGGTCAACAAAGGGGTCAATCCGGTGTATTAGTAACAGATAGTATTTCTGTAAATGTAGGTGGGACCATTCTTGAAAGAAAAATTGAAGACGTTTCAAGAGGGGTATATAGCCGAATGATGAGGAACGCATAATGGGAATATTTGATATATTTGGAGAGAAAAGACTAGGAGACGATCCTGCAACTGATTATGCTTATCAGACTGGATGGGCTGTTTTGCTAATAGAAAATTTGAATGCTGTAAGAGCAAACAAAACTGCTTCAAAGAAAAACAAGGTACAGTCAACAAGCGTAGCTTTTAAAGCGTTTATTAGAACATTTAAAGATTCTTTTAACGCCGGATGGCAAGAGACTCAATACCCTAATCAATCTGTTCCAATCGCACACCAATCAACTCCAAGAAGAGTCATACAAATTGAGTGGACAGTACCATCAGCAAGCAAAGAAGAGGCTGTAAAAAACTTAGCAAAATGCTCTTGGTTGGCGCAAAGTATGTATCCAACATTAAAATGGTCTGGTTACGCAGGGTATGAGCCAAAGTCATCGTTTATGGCAATTAAATTCGCGAACCTTATTCAAGCAAATACTGGCGGCGCCCTACCTGGCTATATTAGCAACTTTAATTACACTCCTAACTTTGTAGAAGGTGTTCATATATTACAAGAAAGCGAGGCTGCATGGGCAAATGGCTACGCACAAAGAAAGCAACAAAATCTTTTCCCGAACGTTGTTGATATTTCTTTAGAATTTAAGCCAATTCAAACGAGAGATTCATTTGGATTAAGTATTGGCGAGGATGAAACCGGCTGGAATAATTCTTCATGGCCGTATGGAATTAAAATAGACCCAAGATTAACACCTAGCTCCAAACCGAGCACTAAATCAACTACTCAGCTAGCGGACCCTAGGGCAACAAAAATAATTAATTCGCAAAAATCGGAGGTCACAGGATGAGAAATACAAGAAGACCACTTGCTTTCAATGGTAAAGAATTATATTCTGAGCATTTTGAAAAAAGGGGAGTTAATTTTATTGAACATTATTCAACACCAACATTAAAGCACCCGTCAACTAAACAAATCAAAAATTTAAATCTTGTATATCACAATTGGTCTCATGGCGATAAATATTATAAATTAGCATATGAACATTATAATGATTCAAAAATGTGGTGGGTTATTGCATGGTTCAACAAATTGCCAACAGAATCTCATATAAAGCTTGGTGATGCAATTTATATTCCAATGCCTTTGAACGAAATACTTAAAATATATGGATTATATTACTAAAAGGAGTCACAATGGGTAACGGCAATAGTTTTAACACCGGAGACGTAACTGATATACGCCTTGAAGAATCTGCCGCTCTCAGCAGAGGAGAAAGATATCGTTTTCAAGAGCAATGTTTTTTACATTTTTGGAAAGCGAACATTTTTGCAGAATGGGTAAGTTTGAAGCGCTACCCTTTAAGCTTGCATGTTGGAAGAACTTCGCCCGACAATAAAGACAATGAATTTTATAGGGACTATCCAGAGGTAATGGTGACTACGTGCCCGGACGGGAAGATCTCCACATGTGAAGCAGTGTACTCCCACCAGCATATTAGTTCTATTATTTCAGAGACTCCTTCAACAGTGGTGAATACTTTTAATAATTTGGATGGCGCCGACCTGTTTTTTAGTTTGGATTCTTCTATTTTAACGCAACTTAAGCCAGAAATAAGATTATATAAAATTTATCCATCAGTAGGAGAGACCTCAAACAAGACTTCGCACGAAAAACGAATCCGACACAAAATATTAATGCCTCTGGGCGAAAACATTAGAGCAGCTGAAGAAGGCATGCCATCGTCTAAGACAGGAATGTCTTCTATAGAAAATCTTTTTTATGATCATGGAGTTCTTGGAAATGTTATGCTAACTGATCTGTCATTTAAGTTTGCTGGAAAAAACGTGGCCCTGCTAAATACCGTGGAGAATGTAAGATTTACTTTATCTTTCTCTTCTTTTAATTTGTTCAATCACCTTTTTAAGCAAACTGTATACCCAGATGATGAAAAAACAACTGTCGATGAAAGCGAAGTTGTAGAATGGAGCTATAAAGATTTAATTTCGTATTCAAATAGATTCTTACGAAAAAATAACTCAACCAATACTCCTATCGATTCACCATCACTAGCAACTGATATTAGCTGCTATACAAGCGGAGATAAATTTATTGAAAATAATGCGAGTTTCGATCTCGGAGGCACCCCAAATTCTGAATTTTTTGAAATACAAATGGCAATTCGCTATAATCCAGATGACATAGATTGGGATATGTTTGGCACAGCTGCATATGGGACAGGCGACCAATTCATCACGAAGAAAACTTATAATAAAAAAAAGAAGAAATGGATAGCGGAATATAATGAAAGCCAAGAAAGATTAAAATCGTTTTTAAGAAACTCAACAATAATGCTGAGATTGCAATTTGCTGCTCATACAATTAAATATAATGCAAAATCAAGCGGCGCCGACCCAGAATTATTAATAGACTTTGAATATAAGGCTTATATTGAAGGTGTTTTAAACGACCCAGAGTTAGATATATTTAATTTAGGCGGGGAAGAAGGAGTGTTAGTAGACGCAGAGAATAATCTTGCACGGGCCCGAAGAACTTTAGAAGCAGT